TGGGAAGAAGATGGACGCTAAACCCCCATCCCCTGGCTGATAAGGAGATTATCAATGGATTACCAGAAGATCCGCGAGGACAATATCAAGCGGCTGCTTAAGATACGCGACGACAAAGAAACGCCGCCGGCGGTCCAGATCCAGGCGATCCAGGGCATACAGAAGATCCTGGCGGAGTGTGCGCCGGTGGAGGACAACAGGCCGACAGAGGCCGACATCATGAAGAAGATCAGAGGTGCGAAGAAATGAGCGACTACAAAGGCATCGGCTATCTGCAGCGCAAGCTGGCGATGAAGCGCCCGCGTGTTCTGCTTCGGTATGCCTTCTATGAGCAGAAGCAGAAGGCCGACGACTTCGGCATCTCTACACCGAAGGGCCTTGAGTGGTTCCAGACGGTCAACGGGTGGTGCACGAAGGCGGTTGACGGTCTGGCGGATCGGCTGCAGTTCGATGGGTTCGACAATGACAACTTCATGATGCAGGACATGTTTAATCTGAACAATCCTGATGTCATCTTTGACAGCTCCATCGTCAGCGCACTGATCACGAGCTGCTCTTTCTTCTATACCAGCCGCGGCGAAGATGGAAATCCGAGAATCCAGGTCGTTGACGGAGGGAACGCTACAGGCATTATTGACGATCAGACGAACCTCCTGACGGAGGGCTATGCCGTTCTGAGCCGGGATGAATATGATCAGCCGCTGACATATGCTTACTTCCAGCGCGGAGAAACATGGGTGTATGAGGCCGGCAAACCGGATCCAATCGCGCACGAGAGCACCGGCGCGAACTATGCGGCCCTGGTGCCGGTCATCTATAAGCCGGACGCCAGAAGGCCCTTCGGTCATTCCAGGATCAGCCGGGCCTGCATGGATATCGCCCTGTCCGCCATGCGCACGGTGAAACGGTCCGAGATCGCTGCGGAGTTTTATTCCTTCCCGCAGAAGTACGCCACCGGCCTCAGCCAGGACGCCGAGATGCTGGATTCCTGGAAGGCCACCATGAGCGCAATGCTTTCCTTCACCAGGGACGATGATGGCAACTCCCCGACGCTCGGACAGTTCCAGCAGCAGTCCATGCAGCCGCATGTCGAGCAGCTGAAGGCTTTTGCCTCGATGTTCGCCGGAGAAACCGGCCTGACCATGGACGATCTCGGATTCAATATGGCAAATCCGTCTTCCGCTGAAGCCATCAAAGCATCACACGAGACCCTCCGCCTGGCGGCGAGCAAGGCACAGCGGTGCTTTGGTTCCAGCTTCGTGAACGCCGGCTATATCGCTGCGTGCATCCGCGATAATTACGCCTATGAGCGGTCTGAGGTGTATAAGACCCGCGCCGAATGGCTGCCGGTGTTCGAGCCGGATGCGGCCGCGCTGTCCTCCATCGGTGATGGAATCATCAAACTGAATCAGGCCATGCCGGACTACATCGACGAGAAGCGGATGCACCGCCTGACGGGGATTGAATAATGGCGCTCACTTTCAACGACGTCAAAAACGAGATCCTTTCCGCCATCAACGGCGATTGGAAGGCGGGGATTCTGTGGGATCGTCTGCACGAAAAGGGCGCCGGTTACAAGGAAGCGCATGATTATGCGATCCGTGTCGGGGTGATCACCGGGAACGTGCTGAAGAAGTATCAGCCGGAGAGCCTTTCCGAGTGGAACCTGGAGGATCTGATTCCCGGGACGCTGGGCCTCAATCACAATATGGTCGCTTCGGCGTGCCTCGAGGCCCAGAAGAACCTGAACAAAAAGACGCACGTCGGGATCCGTCCGCAGGAGCCTGACTTTGACGGGAATCGGGCTTATGGACTGGTCGAAGCGGTAAAGAACCGTGGAGAAATCGGAGCAGCGTTTTACGATCAGCTGACGAACTTCTCTCAGAACGTGGTTGATCAGGCGATCCATGATAACGCCGAAATACAGTCTGATGCCGGGATCCGGGCGAAGATCGTCCGCACGGCCGAAGCCAAATGCTGCAGCTGGTGCGACGATCTTGCCGGGGTATACGATTACGACGAGGTCAGGGATACTGGCAACCCGGTTTGGGCACGGCATGACAATTGCCGCTGCCTGATTGAGTACGTCGCAGAGCGTCGTGAGCGCGTCAACAACTACCGAAGGAGATGATGCCCTTTGAAAGGTGTCAGAGACGGGCCGGAGGTGAGTGATGCACTATGAGCCGGATCGGAAATCAGATTCCGACCCAGAGCATGGTGCTTCCGTATACCAAGTCACTCGGTGATGAAGCGGTGCAGATCTACAACATGTCCGGCAACAGCTGCCAGCAATGGCAGGAGCTGATGCTTTCGGACATCATGGCCGTCAACGATGACGGGCTGTGGGTGCACACGAAGTTCGGGTATTCCGTCCCGCGCCGGAACGGCAAGACGGAGATCCTGACACAGCGCGAGCTTCACGGCCTTTTCAATGGCGAGCACATTTTACACACGGCACACCTGACAGATACAGCCCACATAGCGTGGGAGCGACTGTGCAACCGCCTGACGGAGATCGGCGTTGAACCGAAGTCCACATACAAGGCTTACGGCAAAGAGCGGATCGAAATGCAGGGCGGCGGAATCGCAGAATTCCGAACGCGGACAAGCTCCGGCTCTCTGGGATCCGGATATGATCTCCTGATCATCGACGAAGCGCAGGAATACACCAAGGCACAGCAAACGGCGCTGAACTATGTTGTCAGTTCGTCCAGGAATCCGCAAACGATCATGTGCGGAACGCCGCCGACGGCAGTTTCATCCGGTGACGTGTTCCGGGAATACCGGGATGCCTGTCTCCGCGGAGATACGCCAAACGGCGGTTGGGCTGAATGGTCTGTCGATCACAAGACCGACGTTCGGAACAAGGACGCCTGGTATCTGACAAGTCCGTCGCTTGGTACGATCATCACGGAGCGGGTTGTCCAGGATGAGATCAACGGCGACGATATCGACTTCAATATTCAGCGCCTTGGCCTATGGATCCGGTACAACCAGCAATCGGCCATCAGTGAACCGCAATGGGATGAACTGAAGGCGGAAACGCTGCCGAAGCTGGTCGGTCGTGTCTTTGCCGGCGTGAAGTTCGGAAAAGACGGTCAGAATGTGTCGATGAGCGTAGCAATCAAGACGGATGACGAGCGGATCTTTGCTGAGGCGATCGATTGCAGAGACCAGCGCGAAGGCAATGACTGGATGATCAATTTTCTGTTGAAGTGCGATCTTCAAGGCGTCTACATTGACGGTGCTTCCGGGGTTGAAGGCTTCACAAAGCAAGCCAAAGACCAAAAGCTGAAGGGCCTGAAGACGGCTACAACAAAGGACATCATTGCAGCGTCGTCCGAATTCGAGCGGATCATTGCCGCGAAAGAGTTGGTTCATATGGGCCAGCCTTCCCTCCGGCAATCGGTTTGCAACTGTCAGCACCGTGCCATCGGTTCGAGTGGTGGGTACGGATACAAGAGCCTCGACGATGATATTGATGTATCACTGGTCGAGTCCCTTACATTAGCGGTTCACGCGTGTGCGTCGGCCAAAGCGCCGAAACAGCAGCGCGTTTTTTATTGAACCAAATATTACGCAACCATGCGGAAAAATGGGAGGAAAAAACAATGGCAGACTTTCAGGCAATTACGACTCAGGAAGAGCTGGATTCCATCATAAAGGACCGGCTCAAGCGTGACCGTGAAGCGCAGACCAAGAAGTATGAGGGTTGGATCTCCCCGGAAGATCACCAGAAGGCGATCGACGAGGCGAACAAGGCCATGAACGACTACAAAGCCGCGCACGACGGTGACGAGCAGACGATTGCAGACCTCAAGGCAAAGAACCAGGAATACGAGACGGCCGCGTTAAAGAGCCGGATTGCCAGGGAGGTCGGCCTGTCGTATGAGTGGATCAGCCGGATCGGCGGGACGGACGAAAAATCCATCCGGGCTGATGCTGAATCGCTCAAGACTCTCGTTGGCAGCCAGACAACGCCGGCGCCGCTGCCTCCGAGATCCACAGAGACAACGCCGGCAGACGCAAAGACGGCAGCCCTCAAAGGGATGCTGTCAGAATTGAATTTAGGAGGTAAATAAAAATGGCAGCTTTGAATGCGAGCACCCTTTTCCCCCGTGAACTGATCACGGAACTCTTCTCCAAGGTTAACGGCCATAGCTCCATCGCTAAACTGGCCAACCAGACGCCGATTCCCTTCGCCGGAATCGATGTGATGACCTTCTCCCTGGACACCGATGTCGCCATCGTCGGCGAAAGCGCTGCGAAGCCCGCCGGTGACGCCACCGTCGGCACCGTGACCATTCGGCCCATCAAGGTCGTGTATCAGAGCCGCGTGAGCGACGAGTTCATGCACTGCGCTGAAGAAAAGCAGCTGCGGTATCTGCAGGCGTTCACTGATGGCTATGCCCAGAAGATCGCCCGCGGTCTGGATATCATGGTCTTCCATGGCCTCGATCCCAAGACAAGCACGACCTCTTCCATCATCGGCACGAACTGCCTCGACCGCGCTGCTTCCGTGGCCCTGGAAGTCTATTCCAGCGCTGCTGTTGAAGGCGATGTCACCGCGGCTATCGGCGCCCTGGGTGACGGCTATGTCTGCAACGGTATTGCGATGTCTCCCGCCTTCGCGACCGCTCTGTCTCAGGTGAGCCTGTCCGGCGGCCAGCGGCCCTATGAGGACTTCATGTGGGGCGGAAATCCCGGCGCGATCCGCGGCATTCCTGCCGATGTGAATCCCACCGTCGCCGTGACGGCTTCCACCGCTACGCTGCTGCCCTACGCCTACCTGGGCGACTGGTCCGCGTTCCGTTGGGGCTATGCTGCCAACATGCCGCTGGAAGTCATCCAGTACGGCAATCCGGACGGCGGCAGCTACGACCTCAAGCAGTCCAATGAAGTCCTGCTTCGGACTGAAGCCTATATCGGCTGGGGCATCCTGGATCCGAAGGCGTTCGCGCGTATCGCGACCACGGCCTGATGAAATTCATCAATCGCCGTAACGGCATCGTGATCGATATGCCGGACGATTGGCGCGGGGATTGCTGGGAGCCGGTTGAAGAACCGGCCCCGGCCCCCGAGGCCGCGCCGAAAGCAAGCACGGCGAAAAAGCCGGCAGAAAAGAAAACGAAGAAGTGAGGTGGAGCGCATGGCCGATTTTGCGAGCGTGACTGATATCCAGAATCTGAAGCGTGCGCTGACGGTGTCTGAACAGACGCGTGCGGGCTACCTACTTCCGATTGTGTCGGATATCATCAGGTTTGAAGCGCAGAAGGTCGGAAAAGACGCTGACGCGCTTGTCGCTGCAGATCCTGCTTTTGCCAATGTTGTGAAAGCGGTCACGGTTGACGTGGTCATGCGCGAACTGAACACGCCCGGCACACAGCTTCCCGCGACACAGTACGCTGAAAGCGCCGGTAGCGTAAGCATGTCTTACTCAATACCGAACGGTTCCGGACGTATTGCGCTCTGGCCTTCTGATCTGAAGACGCTGGGTTTCCGGCGGCAGCTGATCGGATCGCTTCCGCTCTGGTCTGCTCCTGTGAATGGCGGTGGTCAGTAATGGCGCTTCCTTCCTGGGCAAATGACACGGTTGTAAGGGTCCGTCCTGGGACCATTGACCGGCGTGGATCGACCGAGCCGGATTGGAGCCCCGACAAGGTGAACGAGAAGACGATCACCGGGTGCTCCGTCCAGCCGGGGACCACGACCCTGTCTCAGGATGGCCGTATTTTGGGAATTGCAGATGTCTGGACATGCTACTTTCCGCCTGGCGCCGATGTGGCAGCCGGCGACAAGATCATGTGGAACGGCAAAGACTACCAGCTGATGGGTGAGCCGCGAATCTGGGAATCTCCGACAGGGATGGTCTCCAGCATTCAGGCACAGCTCGAAAGGTGGTCTGGGTGATGTCCAATCAGACCGATATTGAGTTCTTCTCTGAAGGATTCGAGCAGATCCTGACGTCAGCCGGCACGATGAGTGCCGTGCAAAGCGTGACAAATCAAATATTGTCGCGTGCAAACGCTGCCAACACACGCGGAGGAGCGGGATTCGGTTCCGGAACCCGTATCGGACAGGCGTATGGAAGTCAGCGTGCGCTCGGCTTTGTCTTTACGACGGACAAGGAGAGCTGCATCGCGGAGGCAGAGGACAAAGTATTAAGTGAGGCGGTGAGCGGATGAGCATCACGATCAACAGGTCCGTCGATATCGAAGACGAGGTCAGGATCGCGCTGAAGGATCATATTACTGCATACTGCAGACCGCTCCCGGCGAACTTTACGACACCCTGCATTCTCATTACACAGGTCGGCGGAACGGATGAAAGCGGACAGATCGATATGTTCGACATTACGCTTGATTCCAGGGCGAAGAGCGCCGCCGAAGCAAACGAAACGCTCCGGAACGCGCTGGGCGTCCTGCGGAAGGCCGCGGGCGACCATACGACAGCGATCCGGCACGTCGAAACAAACTCATCCGGCAGCTGGGGGAACGACCCTGTCAGGCCGGATCTTTGTATGTACTCGGCGCGGATCCGCGTCTGGGCGCATCTCGAATCAAAAACTATTTAAGGAGGATTCTCAAAATGGCAAGCAATGCTGTCAACCTTGGTATTGGTGCTGCGACGGGCATGTTCTTCCATGCTCCTGCCGGCACCGCTCTTCCGGCCTATCCGACCGAAGCTCTCGGAAACGACTGGGCCGAAGTCGGTTTCATTTCCCAGGATGGCATCACCTGGCATCATGGCCGGTCTGCCGAACCGCTGAAGGACTGGTCCAACAGCATCCGCCGGCAGCTGCAGAGCGACGCCACCGGCACGGTGGCCGCTCCGATCATCTCCACCACGAACGAAGTGCTGGAAACCATCTTTGGGGCCAGCAACGTGACCGCTGCGGCTGCGACCACCGCTCACGGCGCTCTGGATTCTGTGAAGGTTCAGGAAGGCGTTGTGTCCGGCAAAGAAGCGTTCCTGTTCCTGATGAAGGACGGCGATGACACGCTGATGCTCGGCACGACCAGCGGCGTCATCACAAGCCTGGACGATATCACTTTTGCACCTGGTAGCACGATCACCTGGAACGCGACGGTTAGCGCCGACGCCTGGACCTTCATGAAGGATGACGGTCAGGTCGTGACCTCTCCGTAATCTATCGACCAACACGGGGCTGTCTCATTATAAAGTGAGGCAGTCCCGGATTTTTTTCAAATATAAGGAGTGAAAAATCATGGCAAAGGCTAATTTTACCCTCAAAAAGAAGACTGGTTGGACATTCTCCCTTGATACAGACGAAAGCAAAGTTTACACTCTCCCGGCGCTTGCCGGACTGTCTTTCGATGAAGCGGAAAAAATGAAGCAGATCGGAAGCATGACCGAAATCACAGAACAGGGGCCTCTGATCAAAGAGTTTATCCTGTCATATGCTCCTGAGCTTGCAGAAAAGGGCCTCGGGGACATGGAATACTATGAGATCTTCAACGCATATGGCCTTTCTGAAGGAAAGGAAAAGCTGGGGGAATCGAAAGCCTCGCACAATTCGTAACAGAACACCGCGAGGCCGTTGAAAAAGATTTACTCATGATGACGGGGCACAGCCTGGAAGACGTCGGAAAGACGCTTTCATGGAGTGCGCTGGGTGCTTTTCTTCGGCATCCGGAAATAGACGGTGAAATTGCGAAGGAACTGGATCCGGATCTCGCGTCATGGGGATGTACACTGAAGACGAATGCAATTCTGGCGGATATCTATGATATTCTCGCCATGATTAACGCGAATATCTGCGCAATGGGCTCCGGTAAGCGTGCGAAAAAGCCGCAAGGATATAAACGCCCAGGAGACAGAGACAAGCAGAAAATCGGAAAGAACGCTCTGCCGGCTGAAGAACTCAGGGCCTGGCTGAAGCGTAAACAAACAAAGAAACCGGAACTGTAGGAGGTGAATTTTCGTGATTGAAGTCGCGCAAGCAGCAGTAACCATCATCCCGACGATGAAAGGTTCACAGCAGACGATCACGAAGGAACTGACGTCCTCGACGGACACTGCTGCGACAAAAGCGGGCAAATCGTCCGGAAATAAGTTTTCCTCCAGTTTCGGAAGCGCTGTCAAGACAGGCGCGAAGGCCATCGCCGCGGGTGTTACGGCAGCCGTCGCGTCTGTCAGCGCGTTGTCTGCGACTTTTTACAATGCTGCGAAGGCAACAGCGGAATACGGCGACAATATCGATAAGATGTCCCAAAAGATGGGGCTTTCCACGGACGCTTATCAGGAATGGGATTTCATTGCACAGCACAGCGGAACCTCTATGGAATCGCTGAAGTCGGCAATGACGAAGCTGTCTACCGCTGCTGCGAGTGGATCGGACGCGTTCCAGAAGCTCGGAATCTCCGCAGAAGAAGCACAGAGCATGAGCCGGGAAGAGCTCTGGAACAAGACGATTACCGGCTTAACCAACATTGAAGACTCTACGGAACGCGCCAGGATCGCACAGGAACTTTTTGGCAAAGGCGCGACAGAGATGGGCGCTCTGCTGAATATGTCGGCGGAGGATATCGAGGCCATGCGACAGCAGGCCCACGATCTCGGAATCGTCATGTCAGAAGAGGACGTCAAGGCGGCTGCTGCGTTCCAGGACTCTCTGCAGAACATGACGCAGAGCTTTAACGGCCTGAAGAACCAGATGATCGCTGAATTCCTGCCGGGAATCACAACGATCATGGACGGACTGACACAGATCTTCTCCGGAGATGCAGAAGGTGGCGTTGCGAAGATCAAGGAAGGCGTCGCCAGCATTTCGACGAAGATCTCGGAGGTCCTGCCGGAGCTGGTTTCCACAGGATCGGAGATTATATCGTCCATTCTTGGCGCGATTTCGGAGAATCTTCCGCTTCTGATGCCGATGGCCGCGAGTATAATCACAACGCTGGCAGCAAATATCGTTGAAGCATTGCCGACGCTTCTGGATACGGGCCTTTCGATCCTGACGGAGCTGATCAACGGAATTATTGACAACGGCCCGACGCTGATGAAGAATGCGACCGTTGTGCTGACAAATTTCATGACGTCTCTGTCCGAAAGGCTGCCGGAGCTTCTGACAACCGCTGCGGAACTTGTTTCGATGCTGGTAAAAGGCATCATCGAGAACGCGCCGACGCTGGTCAGCGGCGCTCTCTCTGCGGTGACGAATTTCATTGGCGGGATCACAGAGAACCTCCCGGATATCCTGGCAAAAGGCGGAGAGATTGTCTCTCAGCTGATTTCAGGTATCGCGGAGAAGGCGCCGGAGCTGCTGACGTCGATCTCCGGTACGATGGGAGAGATCGTGGGCGCGATCGGATCTGCCATCTCGGAAATCGTCACGGCGCTGTCACCTTACGCGCCGACGATCGCACAAATGGTATCGGATACGGCCGACAAGCTGCCTGGAATCATTGACAGCTTCAATGGGATCGTTACAACGATTTCCCAGGCCATCACGGACATTGCGACAGCCATCGCTCCGTATATTCCCGATATTACAAGCATGGTCGAAACGACAGTGTCAAAGCTGCCGGAGATCATTGCGGCGTTTAATGATATCGCAACAACGATATCGGGCGCCATTACGTCGATCGTTGAAGCCATCGCGCCGTATATCCCGGATATCACGAGTATGGTGGAAACGACCGTCTCGAAGCTGCCAGAGATCGTCGCGGCCTTCTCTGATCTGCTGGCGCAGATCGGGCCGATTATTGATTCCATCGGCGGCGTGATTGAGAAGATCGGGACCGCGCTCTCCGGTGTTGTTGAGAGCGTGGGCGGAAGCATTGCCACGGTCGTTGATTCCTTCTCCGGTCTGTTGACGTCCCTGGAGGGACCGATCACGGCGGTCGGATCTCTGATCGAATCCATCGGAACGGCCATCGGAACGGTCGTGGAAGCTGTCGGGACGTGCGTATCGTCCATCAATGAGAGCTTTTCTAAGGTTCTGGACAGCCTGAAGGGCGTTATTGATTCCATCGGAGAAGGCGCTGTCAAGGCGGGCGAAGGCTTCTCGACACTGGCGGATGCCATCATCAAACTGGTCAATCAGACGGGCTTCTTTGACCTTGCTGCGACGCTGACGAAGGTGGCCGGTGCTGTCGGTGACATCGCGAAGACAGGCAAGGACGCCGGAGACGCATATACCAACCTTGAGAAACTGGTTGGCACGCTGTCGGAACTGGCGAAATCTGACTTCTCGACGATGAACGAGCTGCTCGACGAGCTGTGTGATAATCTGTACGTCATCACACTGTACACGCCGACGCTGAAGGATACAAAGAAATACATGGATGACCTAGCAAAGGTCAGACTGAATGACATGACGAAGTCCGTCGAGGATGCGACGAAGAAGATCGAAACGCTGAAATCGACGATCGACACGGACATGGCCGGGATTGAGAAGACCATCGCTGACAAAATGAAGACTGCGTCCTCGGATGTCACTTCCTACGTCGGCGAGATGGATACAACATTCTCGACAAAGCTGTCGTCGATCCTGACAAACGTCACGAATACCTTCACAACGATCGCATCGACGATCGCGGACAAGATGAAATCTGCATCGACGGATCTTTCGACGAAGCTTGGCGAGATCGAAGCGACAGTTCTCTCAAAAATGACATCGATATCCTCGACGTTCTCAAGCGAGGCGGGGAAATGGTCGAACACGATCAA